GTTTCACGGCACCCGTCTTTATTAACGTGTGGGCGACTTCAAGTCCCTGTTCTCCATTTTCAGGCTGATGAATCATTAACTTTTCCATGTCAACGCCGACAAAAGCAGCCCATGCTGGATCAAGATCATGTTCTGCGTCTACATATAGAACACTATGGCCCATCTTTTGGGCATTGGCAGTCATAGTTAAAGCCAACAAAGATTTACCTTGGGCTTCTCCGCCAAATATTTCCGTTATCCTTCCACACGGGATACCTCCAACACCCAATGCTTTATCCAGCGCATAGTTACCAGTAGGTATCACTTCGATGTCGGTGTTGACGAAATGAGTTGAATCAATAATTGTCCCCTTACCAAACTGCTTTTCAATCTGAGCCAGGGCCAACTGCAACTCTTTGTTATCGTTCATTAAACTCTTCTTTTATAAGGTTTTTAACTGTTGAAAATTCTACTTTATTATATTCTGGAGCCATTACACTTCTGAATATTTCTATTGACAAATATAAAGCTACTTCGAGAAGAAATATCTTTAGAGCTAGACTCATAGTTCAATAATCCTAGCTTTTGCTTCTTCTTTCTTTAATTCTTCGACCGTCTTTTTCTTCAGGTCTTTCAAATAATTTATATAGTCTTTGTTTTTTTGACCAAGAAGTAAAACCCCAATGCTTTCATTCAATTCTACTAGCTTTGTGTGCCGGGGAGTAAAAATTACTTTTTTCACGTATAATTCTTTCTAGGTATAATTTATATTTATTTGAGGGTCTCAATGGATGAGAACATTATTAGTGAAGAAGAGCAAATCATTCTCGATTATTCCATAGATCGACTATATCGTCGTTATGACACTGTACAGGATCTGGTAAGAGAATGGTTGCTTTTTGGGCCTTGTTTGGAAAGGTACCCCAAGCCTGAAGTTCGCAGACCTTGGATGAGTGGTCTGAAGATTCCTTCGGATTCATAAATAGAACATTATCTTGTGAAGAATGAAATGACAACCTCTGAAGAAAAAATTTTTTTACAGCCAGAATATTGGACTTTGTCCTATCTTACTGATGACGGTCAACGTAACAACGAACATGGTTTTGCCTCACTGAACGCGGCTCTCAAGCGACTGAGAACTATACAATTCCTATGTTACCCAAGTACTATTCAGGAAGTAGAGCTTTTCCAGATTATGGAGCTAGAGGATATTGATCAAGTATCCTTAGATGAACTTACCTATCTTGACGACCGGTTTATGCAAGCCATGGAGGATAGCAATAAATGATCGCAGACGATAACGAATCCAACGATTCAACAATCTTCCAGGTCGAAATGAGCGAAGTTGGAGCCATGGTGTATCTTCGTACGCTGATTCATGAGGATATGGCTAACATGCCATTTCCTGGCGATCTACCTTCAACTACTGCACTTGAGGCTCAAGAGAGAATTTTATGGGCTTTAAATCAATGCGTCATAAATATTGAGGAAGTTAAAAGTAGCCTTAAGGGCCGGTCTGCCGACAAGAAAACATCTGAAGCTGTTCTTTTGACTCTTTATCAGTGCTGTGTTTCTATCAATCCTGCTATAGATATGACCTTATGGAATTATATGGTCAGACAAAAAGGGTTGTACAACGATCTGTTCGGAGCTGATCCTATTGAATTAGCCAGTCCTTCTGACATCATCAGAGCGACCATGATGAAGTTAATTCAAGACGATGCATCAGAAATCGATCTTGATTTTGATCCAAATGATTTTCTTCCTGACATTATGCCACCTCCCTGGGGACCACCACTTACGACCCTAGAGAAGAAAACGAAGAATGCGGCAGAAGAGAAGAAAGTTCAGCCGTCTTTCGATAAAAGTAAAATTCTAGATCTCGAAAAGTTCTTAAACGATAATATTATTGGTCAACCAGAAGCAGTGTCTGAAATAGTTAAAACGTTAAAAAGATCTACTGCTGGACTTAAGGATGATCGTCGCCCACTAGGAGTTTTCCTTTTCGCTGGGAGCTCTGGTGTAGGAAAGACTCATCTAGCTAAATTATTACAGGAACATTTGTTCGGTAATAACACGAGAATAGTAAGAGTAGATTGTTCTGAATACCAACAGAAGCATGACTCCATGAAGCTTCTCGGTAGCCCTAATAGCTATGTTGGGTACGAAGATGGCGGGCAACTAACTAATGCAATTAAGGAATCTCAAAATACAGTTTTGTTGCTAGATGAAGCAGAAAAAGCGCATAGAGATTTTTGGGACATTTTTCTTAAGGTGTTTGATGAAGGTTATCTAACCGATAATAAGGGAGATAATATTTCTTTTGAAAACACTATCATTATTATGACATCTAATCTAGGTAATGAAAAAATAGCTCATGAAGCTTATGGCAAGAGCACTGGTTTTACCGCTCGGATTACAGACGACTATTCCTCTGGTATTCCACCGTCACGTTCTTACATTGAAACAGAAACTCGTTCGGCTATAAATAAATTTTTTAAACCAGAATTTGTTAACAGATTAGATGAGATAGTCATATTTAATTATCTGGCAGAAGAGCATCTAGAAAAGATCGCTAGGCTTGAATTTGAACATATTAATAACAAAATCCAGAATCAGGGCTATAAATTCCAGTGGACTAAGACGGCAGAAAAAGCTTTGGCTTCTAAATCTTTGAAAGCTATCCAGGGCGCTAGGGCAATGTCAAAAATCCGCCGCCGTGAGATTGAAGATAATTTAGCTGAAATAATTTTAACTGAATACCCGCCTAAGGGGACGGTCTTTAATCTTTCAGCTAGAAAAAAGAACGATGAGTATGTTTTCGTAATTAATGTTCATAAAAGTAAACATCAAGCTGTAAAACGGTCGGACAAAGAATGAAAGAGATTGAACCAGTTGATGCTCGGACTGAATTTTACAATCAGTTTAAAGAGCTCTTCGAAGACGATATATTACCAGCCGAGTGGGACGACTCTCGTAAAGAAAGAGCCCATGAGCTAACGACGGATTCCAGACTGAACACAGCTCGTGTAGCCACCATACCAATGGTTTGCAGAGGAAGCCAATGTCCTAGCCACAGGGTATGCCCTCTTTATTTAGAAGATTTACACCCTTTGGGTATGGCTTGTCCGATCGAAGTTAAGATCGTGGCTAAGCTAATGTTAGGCTTAATGGAAGAATTAAACGTTGACCCATCTTCTATCATCGAAGTCGGAATGGTCAGAGACCTCGTTGACCAAGAAATTCAGCAGCTTAGGAAGCAGAATTTATTAGCTCAAGAAGATGTAATCCAAGAAAATGTTATTGGCGTGTCAGATACTGGCGAACCAATCATGAAAAAAGAACTTCACTTAGCAGTCAGCTGGGAAGATAAAATTCACAAGCGTAAATCTGCACTACTTAAGCAGTTATTGGCGACGCGCGAATCTAGAGTCGCAGCGGGAGCAAAAGTACTTGACCAGGCTACGAATATGGCAGCAGCCCTTACCGCATATGCCGAATCGCAAAGGTCTAAAGAAAAGAAGATGTTAGCTGACCTTGGTATCGCGAATAAGGATAACTATATCGAAATCGAGGACGAAGAAGGAAATGGCGACAGCTGACGAAATTAATCAAAATTTGACTAGATTTTACGACGCTGCCGAGGAAATTCTTAAAGCGAGTAATCCTGGAATAGCGGCTGAGCTTCCATTCTATTCTAACTTACCTATGCACTTGGTGCCATTTAAAGAGAGAGCTTCTTTATTTAGGCAATACAGAGATGCGATTGGACTTGATGAGACCCTAAACAGCTTGGCTGTCAACCCCGCTAAAAGATATCATGACGTAGGGGGTATGGTAGAGCCAAGGCACCGCACAAAAGTTGCGCGAATATATGACTCGCTGATTACTGGAATGTCAGCCGATGCAGACAATCCTTTCGGCCGCCTACCTTTGTCAGTAATACAGGGTAACCCTTTGTCCAGCATATACTCTTCTTTAAATATACAGTACAACAAAAGAGTGCTGACGGACAGGGCTGGGATAACGAATCTCAATTCTGCACTACCGTCTTCTTATTTCTCTATAGGCTTAAACAGTATTCCTTCTCGTTCGTCAATGGCTATGAAAAAATTTGGGCCAGACACATTGGCCGGAAAGAGTACTTTGGTCTACGACATTGAAACCGCTGGTTTGGCCAAGGGTCAAATTCGAGAAGTTGCATATGCGATCAATGGAGCAGCGCAAGCTCCTATTTTATTTAACCCTAAAGAGTTCCAAAGAGGGTTGGTTAATGTTGATGGTAGAGCTTCGAATCTGACAGATTTTTTACGAACTAGATATGGTTTGAATATACCAGGTTCGACAACTACCGGTGATCAGTTCGCTGAAGGCATGCGCCCGTTCTTAGAGGCTGTTAAAAATACTGATTATATAGTTGGCCATAACATCGCCGGGTTCGACAACGAGCAAGTATTTATAGGTTTATCTAGAACTAATAAGTATAAAAAAGATGCTGGGTTCAGGGCTTTGGTAGACGAGGCATTCGAAAAAGTAAAAACTAATACTATCGACACCCTAAGGATTGCTCGCGAGATGCCGAGTTTGTCAGGACTTGGTACAGCTGACGAGCTAGCCAAAATGAGTAACTATAGCGTTTACTCGATACAGAATTTGCTGCTAAAAACTGATCTTGTCGAAAGGATGGGTGGAGTAGATTATCTTTCCCAGCTTATGGGAGACAAAGGTCTTCACCATGCTACGGTCGACATTGCAGTAACTGATGCTATTTTAAGAGCTGGGCCAGATGGTCTTCAAATAAAAGATCTAGGCGCTGGGCTGAGTGGTCAACAAGCTCAGTTAGCTGCTAGCTTAAGAGCTCAAATTGTTGATTCAGCAGCCATTACTCCTTTTACTAATTTATCGAATCAAGATCAATTAACTGATGACGTACTTCGTCACTTGATAAGAACATATTCCGATGGCGGATCAGGATTGGTGGCCAAAGCTGGTTCTCCACTGGAATCTTTGTTGACAAGCGGAAATCCTGTAGATCAGGCAAAAGCTTTCGAGAGAATAAGAGCGTCCTCTTCTGATCTTCTATCTGTTAAGCTTAATCCTATTGAACAGCAAATTCTTTCAGAAAGAAATCTAGTTCCCGAATCACTTAGCGCCAAAACTAATTTGATAGGAAGACTAAAAGCTGGGCAACAAATGAGGATGGCTTCCTCTGCTGTAAAGGCACAATCTATCGCTGCAAGCGCTGGGCTTCCTTTCTCTGGTCTTTCTGGGGACGAAAGAGGTATCGCGTTTGGTCTATCCCAGGCTACTTCAGGTATTTCTAATATTGTAAATCCGAACGAAGCTAGAATAGCTGGTTTGGCCGCTGACTCTTTAGTTAGTCGATTCTCAATGTTCCAACCAGAAAATGTCGAATACCTAACTCGTTCCGGAAGAGCATCTCTGCCAATGGGTCTATTGGGAGCTTCAGGTATCTTAAAAGAGAATGACTTAGTGAGTCTTTCTGTTGTAGAACCGACCGCTCATAGCGGCGGCGCAATTAACGTCGTTAAATCTTTAGATGACGGCCAAGCTGAAGGATTAAGGTCTTTCCTAACTGGTCTGATGGAAAAAGATGATGCATCAATAGCAGAAGTTTTGGGCTCAGATAGTGGAGTTGGAAGATTCAGGGAAGCCATGCAAGCTGGCCTGGTTGACAGGATAGATAAAAGAGGAGTATCTGTAGCCCAAATTTACGGCAAAGAAAATAACACGGCGATACAAGGTGTCGTAGATATATTTAAAAAGTTTTTTAATGTAGACGGCCAATTACAAGACAGAGCTATGGGTAGCATTGCGTTGTCGGTCGCTGACGCAGATTTCGAATCTGGTATCTTAAGAACGGCTGGAGCCTTTTTAGATAAGGGTCTAGGATCTCAAGATAGATCTTTGATCGCTTCTTCAACGCAAGCAGCTAGAAGAATGTATGAATCTACGATCGGATTGGCGGCTGCGAATGATCCATCTTTAAGAATGGCTACGACTATTAACAATCTATCGGGCAAGATCAGTGCTGATGCTGTTCAAGGAATTTATTCCTCGGTACAGAACCATATAATACCAAACCTAGGAAAAGGTATCTTGGGAGCAGTTGCTGTTGGTGCAGGAGCATTACTATTTAAAAGACACAAAGAAACTGAAAGAATCAACGAAACTTTTGAGTTTCAGGGCTGGGAAGGTTCTGGTCAGGGCCAGTATGGTGTATTCCAACAAATACAAGCCCAAAAAGAATTAGGTTATGATGGTTACGCAAACCTAATGGATCCATTGGCAACCGCCAGCCTTACGAATAATCTCAGTCTCTCTCGCACCGGTCACCATAATTACGACTGGGATAGGAATAATCAAATCTACGGTGGAGTTCTATAATGCGTTTTGGAAAGCAAATTTTAGGCGCAGCAGGCAGAATACCCGGCAATAAATACGCAAGAAGGGCCGGAAACTATGGGGCTAGAGTTGGTAAGAACGCCAGATTTAAATATGGACAAAGTATTACCCAGGGCAAGTACGCTAGTCGAGCTTTAGCTATGAACCCTGAGTTAAGAAAAAAAATATGGGGAAAACCTTTTACTAAAACAAGTACTAAAAATAGGCAAGTTGCAATGGCCGCTTCTGATAATTGGAGCAAAGGCAGAGTCAAACCAGACTTTTTTCCTAGAATAAGTGCAATGAGCCACGGAAGTAAAAGAGTTATCGGAACTGGAGCTTTACTTGGGGTAAGTGCCGCTGGATTTTCTTCTGGGTTTAATAGTCAGAATCAAGTATCTAACTCAATGTACAACCTTGCCTTTGGTAATCCGGATTATGATAAATATGTCATGGGCAGGAAGATGGGAGTTCGCTCGCTTATAGCCCCACTACCTGGAGAAACTAGAATGATGGCTTATACACCCAGGGCATATTCGGACGCATGGAGAGCCAGCCGTAAACAACAACCAAAGGTAGATGGCTCAATTGCTTTCGGTATGTACAATTCGAGACTTGGATAATTAAATGGTAGTTGACCCCGCAACTGGAATGCCAGCAGAAGGCTTAGGTAATCCCGATTCAACTTTGGGTATGTATGGCTCAGTTATGGGCCAAAGTTATGGTGTCCAGAATCCGTTGTATTACGACGTGATGAACATGATCCCCCCTGCTTCCACTACGATGATGTGGAACATGCAGCGTACTAGAAATACGATTTTAGCCAATAAGTCGTCCGGCAGATTAGGGGCAAACGCAGGTGGTCTGAGGCAAACGTTTAGTCCTCTTAGATTTGGTTCTTTAGCTGACTTAAGTAATATCGACCCAGAATTTTTCGGGACCACTAGAAAATCTCGCAGATTTCCGGGCATGCGGGGGGATAAAATACCAACCGGCTCAGCCACTTTTGCTGTCGGTTCAAATGGAGACGTAATTCCCGCAAAATCATTTCGCCATGCTCGCCCAGGGTACACTCCATTCAACTTTTTGTCAAAATATGGTAACTCTGTAGCTCTCGCTCTTCCTTTATACCAGAAAAATATAGGGTTGCAGCAGGAGCTAGAGCCTTCGCCCCAGGTACTTTTGGCACCATGTCCGCAATGGCCTCCATAAACGCAGGTAGTTATTCTTACGATAGGATGAGCCAGGTGATGGGTGCAGCTAATAGGTTCAGCTTTGCTCCGATGGGAATTGGTAGCCAAATACCAATTCCAACGATTCTTAGTACTGCAGGCAATCAAACCTTTGCTTCGACCACGATTGGGGCGACTAGATTAGGTACAGCTCGTTATTCTGGTTCGATGGCTGGCTATTTTCAAGGGGCCCAATCTGCAAGGATGGGTACTGTACGTGAAATGAAAGCAGGGCTACATGCTGCTAAAGGTGGCGGTTATTTTGGTTCTGCCGCCAGGTCTGCTGTTTCTAACTATGCCGGAGAAGGTACTAGGGCAGCGCAAATTCTAGCTCGGACAGCTGGCTCTAGAGGCGTGGCTTTAGGCCTACGAGCAGCGCCTGGCGTAGGAACAGCAATGTTGGCTTATGATATTACAAAGGGTTTAGGAACTTTAGCTGGTCGTGGAGCTCGATTAGGAATAGATGCAGTTAAATCTGCGCAAGGTGATTTGATTAAGCGCGGCCCGATGGGAATGGGCTATGTAGATAATTCTGTTGCAGCAACCTCTAGGCAAAGAGGGGTTATGGCAATTTCGAATTCAAGGTTAAATGCCAGAAGTTTCTTAGGTCAAGAAGCTTCTTATCTACATCAAAATTTTGGATAAGTGATTTTTAGTGTTTATTGAGACGCCTCAGGTTAAAGAATTTAGACAAAAGCTTCATGAGTTTCCAAGAGAAAAACTTTTGGAAATAATCGAAGAACAAAACCCATCCTATATTTTTGATATTAATCGAATAGAGTGGGTCTTTAAAAATAAGCTTAGCCATCTGAACGATGACCACGGTAACCCTATTGTAGGAAGAGACCTAAGTCACGCAGAGTTAGTTAGATTGATCGACCCTCCTTTTATGTTCTCTAAGGACATGATGAGACAGGGTTTTGGTGAAGATATACAGCGCCAAATTCATATTGCGTCAGATCCGATAATTTGGAGCAAGAATATCTTGGGGGCTACCCCCCGTGCTTACCAAGCATTGGTCTTGAGAGAGCCTAATGATAACATTGTTCTACGTTGGGGTCGTCGTCTTGGTAAGGCTCTAGATTTAGAAACTGATATTCCTACCCCAATGGGCTGGAAAAAAATGGCTGATTTACAAGAGGGTGATCAGGTATTTGATGAGAACGGTGACGTCTGCAATGTAACGGCTGTTACTGACGTTCAGCATGATCATGTTTGCTATAAAGTAGAATTCTCTGATGGTTCTTTCCTGTACGCTGATGCCGAGCATGAGTGGGCGGTACATGACCAAGCAGACAGAATGGCTATTACAAATGGTCAACCTAGACCACTGCAACATGTCACGACAGAAGAAATGTCTAAAAATGTTTTGGGGCCATATTCAACCACAAGGACCGAAAATAATTATTCTGTTCCCTTAACTAAAGCAGTTCAGTATCCGACCCAAAATTTAAAGGTACACCCATGGGTCTATGGGTATATGGTAGCTAATGGTTATCCGTCCAGCAATAATGTTAAAGTACTACCTAAAGATATTGATGACGTTTCGGCGCAATTTTCACAATATGGATATGAACTTAAAAACATTAAAGGTAATAAGTATCAAGTAGTCGGCTTAGAAAGTTATTTGTTTGAACCGTATATAATTAAAAACGAATATATGTTCGGTTCCGTTGAGCAACGGACTCAGCTACTTACCGGGATATGCGATGCTAGGGCGACTACAACTACAGACTATATTGAGTTCCAGACTGGCGATAAAGCTTTTGTTGATCAGGTAGATGAGCTAGTTTGTTCTTTGGGTGCGGAGGTCCGCAGAAGAGAAAAGATTAATCGAGTCAAAGGTATTGATTACGGGACAAGCTATAAGGCTTATTGGTTAGCTAATTTTACTTGTTTTTCATTAGCTCGTAAGCAACCCAACCGGCCGTCTAAAGGAACTAAACAACTGGTGAGAATGGTTGTGTCCGTAGAAAAAGTTGACTCTAGACCAGTCAAATGTATTACGGTAGATTCAAGAAGCAGACTTTATTTAGCTGGAAGACAATTTGTTCCTACTCATAACAGCTATGTTCTGTCGATGTACATTCTGTGGTATTCGTTTGTACATGAAAAAGCTAGAACACTTGTTCTGGCCCCGGCCAAAACTCAGGTTGGATTGATATACGATCAAATTCTAGAGCTATCTGAATTATCGCCAATTGTTTCTGGTGCTATTACTAAAAAGCCAAGATCTCCTCAATACGAGATTTATCTAAGTAACGGTTCTATCGTACGTCTTTTTACTACTGGATTTAGATCAGGACAGAAAGCCGACAACGCTCGTGGTCAGGAAGCTGACATGATTGTTCTAGATGAGATGGACTACATGGGCGCTGACGACTTGGTCGCACTTATGGCCATGCTTCAGAAAACTAACCCAGACAAAGCTTTCAATAAAAAACTAATTGGCGCGTCTACTCCTACCGGCCAAAGAGGAACTTACTGGAGATGGAACACCGATCCAGACGAAGGCTATTCTAGCTTTTGGTTCCCATCTTATGTAAACCCACTATGGGATAAAGAAGAAGAATCTAAAGCACGTCGACGGTATAGAAACGAACAACATTATCGTCATGAAATTGAAGCAGACTGGGGCGAAGATGCCGAAGGCGTCTATCCTCGTAAGTATGTAGATATGGCATTTCGGGCCAAGAAACTTAGTCAGTATGATGTCTTTAAGCCCGATCACGAAAACTGTATCTATTCACTGGGAGTTGACTGGGACAAGCATGGCGCGGGCGTTAATATCGTTGTAGCTGAAGTAGACAAAAAGAAGCCTGGTTCTTCTCAAGTAAGTATCGTATATCGAGATGAAATTATCAAAGGCGATTTCACTTATATCGAATCTATTGAAGAGATTATCCGTCTCGACTCCAAATTTCAATTTAAGCATGTTTATGTTGATCAAGGCGCTGGAGAAGTCCAGGCCGAGATGCTGCATAAGTATGGGCTAGAGAATCCTCATACAAAACTCCACACTAAGACAAAAGCTTGTCATTTTTCTAACACTATTGAACTAAGAGATCCTTATACTAGACAAATTGAAAAGAAACGGCTGAAGCCTTTCATGATTGAAAATCTAGTGTTTCATCTAGAGCAAGAAAGAATTGCTTTCCAAGATGACGATGATGAACTTTACTTGCAGCTTATTTCTTATATTAAAATTAGAGAAACCGAAAGCGGTAACTCAATTTTCGCTGCGGGTGGAGATACTGTCGACCATGCTCATGACGCACTCTTGTTAGCTTTGTTCGCCTTTACTGAAAATTATGACTCATTATTCCAAGGCATATATAAAGATGGCCCTAAAGCTATTTCCAACGAGTTTTTTATTACGTCAGCAGCCACTTTAGAATCTAAAGAAGAAGAAGTCAAAAAAGAAAGAACGCCAGCGAGAAATGTTTCTCGCGGTGCTTCATTTAGCCGATCAAAAGCTAAGAGAAGTAACGGCTCGATTAAAAGGCCAATGTTTTAAATGTCTACAGATCCATTAAGCTACAGGGGCCCTGACTCCGAGTATAAATCTTACCTAGATGACTCTGGAAGTTATGTCAGAAACCCAACAACTTCAGAAAAAGTTGGATTAGGCTATGCAGATATAGATTTCCTTCTTTCTGAGTTAGAGACGTTATCTGAACGCACTAAGTTCTTTTACGATACCTGTGTAGCTGAGATGCAAGCGTACACTTTAAAGCTTGATACCTCAGATGAGGTTCTTATAAAATCACACCAGATGAGTTATCCAGATGACGATACTCCTGACTCAATATCTTTTTTGGAGTATATTTATAACTCTTCTGAGTCAATGTCAACGTCTTCTTCATATGTTAATCGTTACTACGAGAATAAAGTAAGAGGTATTTACGGAACAAACGCATTAGACGTCGCTCATGTAATCAGGGTTATGTACTCTGAGGTAATTCGTATCATAAACTTTTTGGAAAAATATACGGGAGAGATAGATGATCCATCGGAATTCAGGACAATCGAAGCGTTCCAAAACTGGACGCAGGATGCCAAAAACTTACTCGAAGGCTATGAAGTCGCCTATCAAGCAAAAGGACTCTCTGGAATACCAGGAGAGGAATTGGCTCAAATCGATGAAACAAAATCCAGAGAATTTCAGGCTCTATTTCAATCGAAACTAAATATTATCAATGCCTCTATAGGGGACTTGATATCTCAGCTTTACAAGGATTGGGATTATCCATCGGATCAATTCTACGATAAAGTTTTAGGTCCTTCCTTAAAGTTTTCTTTAAAGGTTAGTCGATCTATTACATCTGGATTGAACAAAGAGACTGCACCACTACTTTTCCAGGAAGCTGATATGACCAGACTTGGTCTACAGTCTCAATTTCAGTCTGCTCTTAACGATCAAGTAAAAAGGAATCAGCTCTTTTATACTTATCTGGAAGGGATTTTGCAGAATATGATTCAGCGAGATACTTATCTAAAGTATCTGGATCAGTTGTCTATTAAAGGCAAAGTAATTCCAAATCCGTTTATTACTCAAATAGCCGATGAGCCCGCCGCCCTAACTATCACAGACAGTCTTCTTGGTGAGCGAACTCTAGTTTCTTTTGACTCCAATGCTTCTTCAGGTCACAACAATCTAACAGATAGAGAAGACCCCACTGCCCATCCTCAGTATGTACTTAAGACAGGTGATGTTTTAAGTGGAGACCTAGATATTTACGGTGAATTAAAACTATATGGCTTTGGTCTTTCGGAAATCTTTGAAGAAGGCGAAGATGGCAGCCTGTCTATCCGACCTGGTACGATCGACTGGGCCAACTTAAGTTCTTCAGATTTAGCAGGGTCGGGTGATACTTCTATCCCTACGAATTTGTCCGTCTCAAGTAAAAGAGAATTGTCTGACGGGAAATTTGAATATACAATTGTATTTGAGATAGAAGATGGAAGTGTCACAAGTTATGAGTTTGAGGTTGTTGAACTATAATGACTGAATTTCAAAACCCCTGGTGGGATAGTAGATATAAAATTAGATCTAATATTCTTTTGTCTGCGAACTCAAAGTTACCAGGATCAGAATCTTTGTGTAGCGTAAGACTAAACCGCCAGTCTTCTTATGCAAAAATAAAATCTGATTATTCTGACCTTTATGTGGTTAGATATTCTGTCGCAAACGGTTTTCAAATTATTCCTTTTTACGTGGTAGAAGAAGACGAAGAAAACTTCTCGGTTGTTTTCAAACAAATCAATCCGATTACACAGGCAGAGAACTACGAATATTGTTTGTATTATTGTGCAAAATCAGAATCGCGATTAAATGATGCGGTTGATATTCTAGATCAAAATGATCTTACGATGTTAGATTATGGACAATTGGATGACAATACCAGATGGACATTTCAAAAACCTTCGTTATTCTGGATAGAAAATAAGTCTTCAGAACCGGGAGCAAAAGCAGTTTTTGAATTCGTTGGGCATAAAGCAGATTTTTTCTTTAAAGTCGGCCCATCTGGAGGCAAATTCGAATACAAGATTAATTCAGGGCCGAAAACTACTGTAGATTCATATAGTGAAACGGAATCAGAATCTAAGTTATTGTCTATTGATACGGAAAAGATTGGTGTTAACAAAATAAGGTTTACGATCTTAGGGCAGAGTAACCCTGCTTCGTTTTCTACTATGGTTAATTTTATCAAAGTAGAATTTAATCAGACATTACCTGGAGAAATCTTAGAAGAAGAATTCTTCGCTCAGTCCAGCAATACCTTTTTAGCGAGTTCGTGATCAATATGGCAGATGTTTCGAAAATTGTTCCAAAGCAATTAGATCCAGAAAAACAATATGTAGTAAGAGTCCGCTCAGTTAATCCACTTGGTACAAAATCCGAATGGTCAAATGGACTATATATAGACACTTCCAGAAGTACTTCTGCAGCTGGTCTTTTCACTCAAACCAATAAAGAGTTTTCTATTATTAATGACGATGGCGAATTAGTTTTTGGCGCGTACTCAAATAAAGAAACTCGAATTAATCTGATTAAAAACCCTTCTTTTGAAGTCAACACAACTGGTTGGGCTGCTTTATCTAATTCAACTATTGCAAGATCAACGGCAAAATCTTTTCACGGCGCTAGCTCCGTAGCAATTACCCCTAACCCATCTCCTACTTCTAACACGGCAATAGGTGTAAATCTATCGTCGTCTGATTATGCAACCGTTACACCTGGGACCAAATATTCTGTGTCTCTATATGTTTATCGCGAATACTCCTATCTCAATCACGCTGGGGTTGACCAACAGACATCTAAGGTTAGGCTAAAAGTTAATCTTTATAATGGATCAAATGTTCTTAAGGCATCAGTACAAGCATCTGAGCCAACTAATATTCCTAACAATAAATGGACCAGAGTTCACCTGGAGTCTGTATCGATTCCAACTGGAGTCTCTAAGCTTGGGCTTACTTTACAGTTAGATGATTCGGTAGGCGAATCAATAATTTCTGCTAGCGAAAAAATCTTTGTTGACGCGGTTTTAGTTGAAGCAAGTCAATCAATTGATACGTATTTCGACGGTAGCACGGCAGGAAGCCTCACTTCTTGGAGCGGCACCGCACACGCCTCCACCTCTACCTTCAACAACACAGCTGCTGGCTCTATCTTCACAAGAGGGTCCTTAAATATTGGTGGAATACTAAGATCCAATAACTATGTTCCTGGCATTCTACCGAGCCCATACTCTGTTTCTGGAACGGAAATAGATCTTAGTGTTGGCAGTCTTGTTTCCCCTAGTCTTTCTTGGGACGCTGCTGGCAACATAAAACTAAAGGGAGATATTACAGGTGGATCTATTCATATAAATGACTATTTCCACGTCGACAATTTAGGTAACATGTGGCTTGGTTCCACCGCCGGTAACTATGCAGGGGCAGCTTTTCAGGTATCTAACCTTGGTGCTGTTAGAGCTAATCAATTTGTTCTGGCGGATATGGGCACACCTAGAATAACTTGGGCAACAAATGTTGACGATGGAGCTTTCGGACTTTGGGATGGATTTAGTTTTGATGCCGCCGATGCTTTCGTCCAAATGGGGCTTTATGCTCTTACAGATGGTCTTGGAAATGAAGTTGTTCTTCGGGCCTACGACTCAGACTTCGTTGGGCGAACGAGTTCTTTTAGTGCAAGTCAATTAAACGCTTCTATATATTGCGGAAACAATTCAGACTTCCAATTCTCCAGACTTGACGTAAAACATTCGCATATTCATATGGCTACTAAATTTTTGTATGTTGGGGCGGACGAAGAACTCCGTATTGGCGACTGGGTCCCCGATGTCGAACGACAAGGTATTATAGGAGATAGGGGTTATTTGTTACTTAGCAGTTGGAACGCAGCTAAACGTCACGTCTATCTTAGAACATTAACCGATACTGATAATTTATATCTAGGGGTCGATGGTGCGAATAAGTTAACGATTCAAGGTAGCGATGGAAACGTTATCGTAACTAATGCACTGGCAATTGGTACCGTAGCAGCAGGCACGGGAGACACCCTGGTATGGGGTGGTCTCGGAGCGGTACAACGTATCGTCTCGAATAGGAGATTTAAAGATCAGATCACTGATTTACCACAGGCTCTCAGCGGCGAGTTGATCGATAAGTTACAGCCTGTCTCTTTCATCTATCGATGGATGAAACAAGAAGAAGAAGAGCCGGAGGATTGCCGTCGTTGGCGTGAGGCCCACAAGACGTATGGTCTCATTGCAGAAGACGTCTACGACGTAGATCCATTCCTATCCAAGGTAGATATTGAAGCGATGCCTACGAACTGGGATGAGCGTGCTGTTGTGACTCTTCTTGTGGCAGAGGTTAAGAATCTTCGGAAAAGAATAGCGGCCATCGAAAAGAAAAATAAATAATCATTATCAATCGCTTTAAAAAAGATTTAGATGTATAATATAGAAAAAGTTATAATAAGGTAAATTAAAAATGGATATAGATGCAAACAAAGTAATAGAAAAATTAGCGGCACAGAACACTCAGCTGATAGTTCAAAATATGATTCTTCAGACTCAGTTAGAAGCATTTATTGAAGCAAAAAATGCCGGGTCCGAATCCCCTGATCACGAAGTAGTTACCTTCGACTGATTCGTTTCTTACCTTATAGGTTACTATTATATAAACTTAAGCTTAAGTCGAACCAGTAAACCCTGAGGAATTATCTCATGAGCCTGCTCTCCTATCTGCCATTTTCTGATACCACCGTTGATGGTAGTTTGCCTTCCGCAAAGGAGGCTGGGTCTCCCGTTCCGCCCGCACCTATTAAAGCCCGTGCCATTAAGCCTAGTAATGTTCTAAGCTTTTTCTTTAGCTCTTCTTCTAAATATAAAGACAGGGCCAGCTTTGAAGATCCGCCTTATGATTTCGTAAGAATAGCAAAAGCTATTGATACAGACTCCTACGCTAAGCAAGCTTTCGCTAAATATAAAGATTTAATGTGGAAAGAAGGGTGGACTATAACAGGTCAAAACCCAGAAGCTGTTGACTATATCTGGCGTAGAATTGATCTTATCGAACAGGTTATGAATCGGCCGTTCCAAGACATTATCACCGAAATTTTGGATCAGTTAGTAAAATACAGTAATGTCTTTATAGGTGTTGCTCGAACTGACTTATCTAAATTAGTTCCGGAGGCGACTGGGCTTAATGATTCAGAGCGCCAAAAAATGTTGGCTGGTTTATATATTATCCCAACGGAAACTGTCAAAATCAAAAGAGATAAGTTCAACCGGCCGGAACAATATGGTCAGACAATAAACTCCAATACGATGGGAGAGTCGCCAAAAAACGGCGAAGATATCATCAAGTGGAAAGCAGAAGATGTAATCCATCTTCACTTAGACCGTAAGCCAGGCCGAGCATTCGGAACCCCGTTTATCTTGCCTGTATTAAACGATATCGTTTCTCTTCGTCAGCTTGAAGAAGATATGCTGAACCTAGCCCACAGGGAACTTTTCCCGCTTTATCTATATCAAGTTGGAACTGATCAGATGCCAGCGGTAGAAGGTGAAATTGATCAGGCATTAAGTTCTATCGAGGCTCTCAAAGCTGAAGGTGGATTGGTTATGCCGGGACATCATGACGTTAAAGTCATCGGCGCAGAAGGCTCTTCTTTGGATATCAAAGATTATTTGGCTCACTTTAAAGAAAGAGTAGCTATTGGGTTGGGCGTTTCACCGCACCACTTGGGGATGATGGGGACGAGCTCAAACCGCTCCGTCACCGAGCGATTGGACTTAGCTCTTTACGATAAGATTAAGCATTATCAGGCTTATTTTGAGGATGCAGTAAGGGTTCATATAATCAATAAACTTCTTGTAGAAGGTGGTTTTGATCCATCTGGTAGCGTAAACAATAAAGATGAAGATTCTGACGCCTGCTATTTTGATTTTAATGAGATAGATATCGATACCCAGATTAAAAAGCAGAATCATATTGTTGACCTATTCAATAAGAACGCCATTACCTTTGAAGAGATGCGCGAGCAGCTTAAGGTTATGGGCCAACCGGCTTCTGATAATATCGCAATGATTATGATGGCCAAGGTTCAGGCTCAATATGCGCCGCAGCCAGAAGCTAGTCAACCAAGCGGATCTCGCCCCGATGCTCAAAAACCAGCACCTAAGGGGCAAGTTAATCTACCTAATATCAAAAAAGATACCGGCACGAAAAATAGACCAGTTAATCAATACAAACGTCTTCAATCACCAAATGTAAAAAATCAATTAGAAGTTACTGGTAATTTTGCAGAAATGGTGATAGACTTTTTAGAAGAGGATAAAAAAGATGAGTTTTGAAGAGTTTAAAAAAGAAGTTGAGCTAAGTCGACCTAGAATGGCCTTGGGATTTTTAGTTCCGGTCGTTCAGGAATTGGTCGATAAAGTTACAGAGCTAGAGGCAAAATTAGCGGAGCCTTGTGTCTGCGATTGCGCAGATAGAGTTAAGA